ATCTGTTTTAATGGTTCTGCAAAGTTATAGGACTTGACAAAGGGCCAGATATTTCCTTCCGCGTAAGCAGCAAACTCCCCGTCTTTTCTGTCGATGTCTAATATTCCACGACCATCCACGCTGTTCCCATTTTCGTCCATAGAAACAGCACTAACTATAAGTTCTCCTTTATCACTCATGTCGAAATAGTCTATGACATTATTACGCTTCATTTCGTACCCGTGCAGAAATCGCACCGAGGTTGTTTTACCAGACTGCTTGCTCCCAGAGAATGCCAGTATTTTTTGATTCACATCAACACTCTAGTTGCGGTTTGAGATATAAGTCTATGTCTTGTGAGGACATGTCTCCCACATCCTTGTTCTCAATCGTAGGAAAGTATAGGTTGAATGATCTTTTGCAGTCTTCCTCAATTTTTTCTCTCGCAAGTTTTCCGGCTTCGTCATTATCCATTATGACAAAAAGATTCAAAGCTCCCGACTTTTCCAACTTAATTTTTTGTTGGTCTGTCATTCCACAACCAAACAGGCCAAGAGAATTGTATATACCGGACTCTTCTAATCTCCAGACATCGCCCTGACCCTCAACCAGAATGGCAGACTTTGTTTCGGCTATGTGTTCCCTAGCATACCAGTAGTTATATAGGTAAAATCTTTTTTGGAAGCTCTTACTGAACAGCCATTTTGGATTGAAGTTATCCATTGTGGAACGCCCAACGCACCCAACCATTACCTCGTGATCGTCATCATATACTGGGACAACAGCCCTTCCAAACATGGGGCGTCCTTTTGAAAGACACAGCCCAACATCAAATTTATCCAGTATTGACGAACTATAACCTCGATCTAAATAATATCTAGCTGGAATTATTAAATTGTCTCTAACATCACCACGACTTGGTAAGTTCTCTTTTTTTAAAGGCTCTAGTTCTAGGCTTTGAACCCTGTTTACAAATTTAGATTTGCCATCTATTATTTTTAGGTACTCCGTATCCACTCCTCTGGATTGGATGTTTAGAAATTTACACGACCAATTAACAGCCTTGTTGAAAGGAACCTCGTCTCCTTCGATGTTAGATAAAATTCCACGAACAAGGCCCAGCATATCGTTCCCGTATTTTTTCTCACAATGGTGTGTCCAGCAGACCCAGTTTCCCCCGTCCAGAAAGATGCTCAGGGCGGTTTGGTTGTCACTTCCCTCATGAACTGGACAGGTGCTTGAAGTTCTTTCCCCGTTATTTAGGTAGGCAATTTCAAACTGATCGAACAGGTCTTCCACGTTGTCCAGAAGGCGTGACCGAACTTCCTTTATTTTGGTTTTGCTGAATCTCGTTTTAATCAATTTCGATTTCCTCATCCACCGATTCAAGCAGCCCGGAATCCCTGTCGCTGGTATTTTTATTTCTCTTTAGTTCGTTTCTTGTGGACAACTCTTTTAGTTTAGCCACCTCTCCCATCATTGACATGTTGATATAATCACCATCATCTAAGCCAGCCCCATGCCTAGCCACAATTGGGACAAGCTTTTTGTTTCCATTTTCTACAGAGTCCTCTGCTATTTCATCATCCGACTTGTTCTTAAAGATAGAAAAACTAGTACACAGCCAGATCAATCTATCAGACCCGCTCACAACATCTGTGGTTTCTTTTGTTATGCCATCTCGGTTGAGTTGTACAAAAGACAGGCATGGACAATCGTACTCTACGCAAAAATTATGAAGAGATGTTATCTGAAATCCTAGCGCTTGATATTCTTGTATGTTGTTGGTAATACTATCAGCAGTCATAAGTTTCAGATAGTCATAGATTATGAGGCAATCATTTATTCTGCCGTTTTCATCATACCCAACCCTTTGAATAATCCATCTTTTCATGAGAGAGATTGTTTGTTCGAAAGGTCTACCGGCTATGCTAATATAGTCATAGGGTATCGCCTCTATGGATTTGGCTGCTAACTCTACCCTCTCACAATCACTTTTTCTATTGGTAAATTGTCCGGTTGATATATCGTTAATAGGTATGTCACTAATGTGGGCCAGCATTCTATTTTGATGATCTTCTTTAGACATCTCTGTGTCTAGCATCAAGACTGGAATTCCAGACTTTGCAACATGTATGGCAACATTGTCAGCAAAAACGCTTTTCCCAACCTTGGGTCTGGCTGCGATAAGGTCAACGCATTTTCTTCTAAAACCACCCCCTATTGCAAGATCATATCTTTTCATTCCGCTGGACACTCCTATAATGTCCACAGGATTCTCTTTTAGATGATCCACATAATCACAAATATCAGACCCAATCTGCTCTGGTCTGTTGTTGTTGTTTTGGTTCTGGAGAGAACACAGTTCAAATACAGGACTTTCTGCCAAAGAAAGAATGTGATCCACGCTTTCTTCACCATTTATTGCCGACACATCCTCATAAATTTGCTTACTAATTTTCTGTATGTCTCTCCCAATCTGTAGCTTTTTTAGCTTAACAGCGAACCCGACAACGTTCTCTTTATGAATTGGGTATAAAGAAAGAGATCTCAAGTATTCAAACTCTGACTTGTCGTCAAAGAAGTTGTCTACGTTAAGAGTTTTTGCTGAAGATATGACTGATGGAATATCTACCGAGGTCTGATCAGACAGGCATTTTTGAAGGCACTTATATATTACTTGGTTTGAAGTGTCAACAAAAGAATCTACATCGAGTATCTCGCTTGTATCTAAGTATGTATCAAGACCATATTGAAATATACCAGAAAGAACGGCTCTTTCTGACGCCACATCTCCCAACACTTTCGACATTTTGCAATCATCCTATGCAGTTATTACATCTGTAGAATTCTCCAAATCCTAGAGCTTCATGAACAGAGTCCCTCTTTCCACAGACATGACATATAACTTCCTTATATTTGGTTGGAGGCCTGCCCCTCTTTGTAAGAGAGACCTCTGGGGTTGTGTTCCCTGAATCTTTATGTTCAACCCCCTCATCAACAAAGGTGTTTTCTTTTGCGGACACGGGGCTGGAAGACTTCTCTTTAATGACAGAACCCTTTTTGGAACTTACTAAGTATTCTTCTGAGTTTAACCCTCCCCCATCCGAGTCGGGAGCTACGACATCGCTAGGATAAATTTTTTCTCCAGTGAGATCAAAAAATCCATCTGCAATCAGAGAGAGATCACCGGACAAAACTCCGCTTTTGATTTTGCCCAGAGCTTCCTGTAAAACAGACATCAGTATCCCACCTTCCTACCCTTTTCTAACAAGGTGTCTGCCATTCTTCTTACATCCCTAACTTTATCAGTTAGTCTATCGATTCTTGCCTGAGCATGTTTTCTTATGAGTTCTAGTTTGGAAGCGAACTCGTTACTATTAATAATTTGCTGAACCTTGATCTCGTGTTTGGTGTATTTATCAAATCCGTAATTGTTTATTTCTTCGGCAATTATTCTTCGGAGATTATCCATAGCAAAATTCAGCTTGATATTATTTTTGCCTACCTCTTCCTGAAGGTGGTTTGCATAGGTATATATCAAGTAAGCATAGGTTGTACATTCAGAAGCCTTTAGCGCGGATAGCTCTTCAGCCTTTAGGTTAAGAGCCTTGGCACAATCTTCTGGATTAAAGTTGACTATAGATAGAAAATTAGAGTTGATATAATTATCAACAGATTCTTCAAAATTTTCTAGTCTTTCAACGGCTGTTAATTTGTTGCTTCCATTCATCTTCATTCGCTTTATGGTCTAATACCACAATATCTATTGAGTTAAGATCGCACCATTCTTCTTTATCTCTATCTCTAGCTTTGGCTTTATAAAATGCTTGCTTGGTTTTATAGAAGAAGTTGTTATAGGTATAGTGCTGTTCTCCATGCACCTCAATTATAAGGTTTTGTGATGGCAAAAAGAAGTCAGCATAAAGAGGCTTCTTTCTTGAGATTGTTGTGCTTCCCGGCAGGGTCACCTCTTCCAATATTATATCGTGAGGAAAGAGATCCTTCAAGACAGATCTGACCTTTTTGTGATTTTTGGAGCATTTTTTCTTGCCGAATCTGTATTTTGACTTGGTGAGATTCCAGCTATATTCTCTTCCATCCAAGCCCAGCACTTTCATAGCATCTCTTTGATCTTCTTGTCAAGTTCGTCAAGGTGTTTTGGGTTATCTTCTAAGAACTGTGCCAGTTTTTGCTGACCTTGAAATTTACCATCATCGCCTTCTATAAACTCACACCTGTACCAAGAGCCAGATTTAGATATCAATCCGAATTCATACCCCAAGTTGACAAGCTCTTGGGTATAGTCAAGCCCATGCCCATATCTTAGCCAGCTTTGAGCCTCTCCTCCGGGGAATCCTCCAGCAGAAGAACACCCAACCCGCCAATGAATCAATTGCCCTATTTGATTCCCAGAGGAAGACTCCCACTTTTTAGTGTAGGCCACTTCCAGAAGCGTGTCTGCCTGATAACGAATCTTAACACCTCCGTCTGGGATCTTTCTTTTCATTCCCATGCCAGAGGTGTTGGCTATAAAATGATTTATCATAATCACTATAGCCCTTTGTCTTGGAACAATATTAGCAAGCTTTTTCGTAAAGATGCTTAAGATTTTTGGAAGCCCCGGTCTGAACTGAGCTTCCACGTCTTCAGATAATTCTTTGGAAGGTATTAAGGAAGAAATGGAATCTATGATTACTACACAATTTGGTTTCTGTGTTACGTATTTTATAACGATATTCAAATAGTCTTCTGCTGGCATTGGGCCTTCTGCCGAATCAACAACCAATATGTCTTCTCGGTTTAGTCCGTGGACACCCTCAAGATTCATGGCCTTTAATCTTCCTTCGGCATTGATAAAGAGAATCTTTCTCTTTCCATACTCCTCTTTTTGACAGTTGGCCGCAAACTGTAACGCGGTTGTGGTCTTGCCGGTTTTAGGATCGCCAGTAAGAATTACCCAACTTCCTTCCTTTATTCCACCGCCAAGAGCAACATCAATAGCTGGGCTTACAGGTATCACCTGAAGATTTTTTGATTCTTCAAATACGACCTCTCCAGTTCTAAATACGTCGCCGTACTTTTTTACTATCTGGGTCACTATTTCATCATTTATTTTTGCCATCTAAATCTCTTAGCCTCTGTGCTGGACTCTTTTTACCAAACGGCTTTCTTCGCTTGTCCGATATATCGATGTCATATATTATGTTAGAGGATTTCTGTTCCTGTAGTTCCATCTTGTTCTGTTCTATCTTGATGAGATCCTCTAAGCCCGGAAATCTTAATGAGTATATCCTTTTTCCGCGACTAGAATTGAGAGCCTTGATTATAGCAGCTTCGGTGTATTTTTTTACTAGACTGTGAGCAACAAATACCTGTTGTTTATAGACACTGTTCCACTTCTCACTGTTCCAAAACTTGTACGAAAGAGAACCTTCGTTGTTTTTTTCGGCCATGCGCTGACATACTAATTCTGCTATGTATTGTGCGCATGTGCAATATTCTCCGGTGGATGGTGATTTGTACCTACTATTATCAGTTGGTTTTTCTGTCATTGATAATCAAGCAATCCATATTACATTTTGAAAGTGGATCAGTGGATTCTTCTTCTGATATAAATTCGGGAACAACCCACTTCGTTTTATTCACAACGTTATTGTCAACTGCTCCAAGAATATAATAATGAGTACAAACAGACGAACCCATGCTTCCCATGATTGCTTTGCAGAAGTAGAACCCTTCTACGTTTCTTCCGACCTCCACTTCGTGTGACTTGAATCGGGCTTTAAGAACGTCTATATTTAGACCCTCTTGTTCACAATAGTCAGACAGCCGTATCCATGCGCTTCTTTCTTGGTTCGGGTGAGCGCCGTCATCTTGGTATATTTCTTCCCCGTTGGATAACGTAGCAACCCAGACGGGTTTGTCAAAGAAGGGGCTGTCACGCCACTCCTGAAACCCTCTGAGGAGGGGAGCGTCAGACATTTTTCTTTATCTCTGTAACGATATCTTTGCGATTAGTCACAGGATTGGGTCGTTTAATTTCGTCTGCTCTCGTTGAGGCGTTCTCTGTCATAATGACCACGCCTTTGTCGTCTTTTCTTGCCATAAGACTTCCCACGGTTGGCCCTCCATCCGAAGAAGCTTCGTTTTTAATGTGCTTTTTTACAAGAGCAACAGACCTTCCTAGGTCCGATGCAATTTCTTCCGCAGACATTGACGAAGAATTATTTTCGATGTAAAACAATTCTACCTTGCTGACTTTTCCCTTCTTAAGCATTGATAAATCCTCTTTGTGCTCTGGTGAGATATATAGAGTTTTTTGTTTTTAAGTACTTAGCGAAGTAATCGTAAGTATCTTTAGACACCTTTTTGAATGACGTGTTTATAGAAGCTTCTCTTCCGGCATATGTACCCCACGGATCTAGTATTAAACTGTTATAGGTCTTAACGCAATAAGATTTCTTGTTGTTTGGAGAGGTAGATATCTTAAGATATGCCATTGGGTCTAACTCATTAGTTTCGGACCCGTTTGCAACCATGTAAACAACTTCAGTAGAGTCCGGTTCTATCTGACTTTCATCGTTCAGAAAAAATCTTTTCTCTTTTCTATTCATTTCGTTCCTTTTTCTATGTACCTTGCTTTCTGCTGCTTCGTCATCTTGCTAATCTCCTGTGAAGTTGCGGTTCCTTCTTTATTATACCACGGCTCATTCATTCCTGCAACCTCCTTACCTTTCTTGGAAGCCTCCTCATGCTTGCCTCTCTTGTCTCCTAGCTCATAGCTTCCCATTTTTTCTGTATTTCTTGCTGCCAGATGTTCTAGGGTTCTCGGCTCCCCTTTAACAAAACCGGTCACATTTTCGAGAACTCTCTCCAGTTTACATTTATTACACTCGGGACACTTTCTTCTGGTTTTGTACTGTTTCATTGGTACAATATCGGAAAATGTATGCTCACAAGCCAGACATCTGTATGCGTATTCCGGCATTTTATCTTCCTAGATAGTATAACAAAAGAAATTGTGCTGCGGTTAGAAATATTATACTTAGCCAAGCATAAAGTCTTTTGTAGTGGTATAAGAACACCAGAAATCCTAGCGCCAAAATTGTTCCAGCCATTTTTACACCCATAAATAACGCAACACTTCCGTCGTCTAGTCCAATTAAGTATCGTCCTATAGGATTCTCTTCGTTATTAAGCATTATGTGTTGATTTTTGATAGCCCAGTATAAATCGATTGCAGAAATCCAGCCGATAGCCAACCACATTACAGTGAAGTAAACTTTGCGGTCTTGTTCGGCTATCGGTTTAATCATCGTCTAGTCTACATAAAATTTGCGATAGTAATTTGTTTCTTATGATGTCCCTATCATCCAATTCTACTACGGAAACCTTGTCAAGACCATCCAGCTTATCACAAAACTCTTCAAGCCCGCCCCTCAGTCTGCGAGGTAGGTCGCTTTGTTCTATGTCGCCATTGACTACAGCTTTAGACCCACTTCCCATTCGGGTTATAAACATTTTTATTTGTTCTCTGGTTGCGTTTTGCGCCTCGTCTAGTATCATGAAAGACCTGTGAAAGTTTCTGCCTCTCATATATTCTAGTGGGCAGACTTCTATTCTTCCATCGTGCCTAAGTTTCTGGACAGCTTCTTTGGATAAATAATGTTTCATTTCTTCAAGGACGGGAACAAGGTATGGGTGTATTTTTTCGTCAAAAGTTCCGGGCAAATACCCCAAGCCACTGCCAGATTCTACCACCGGCCTTGTAATTACAATCTTGTCTACCTTGTTTTCCGAAAGATATTCACAAGCCATCCCGACTGAAACCGCAGTTTTCCCAGTACCGGCAGGGCCGATACATAGTATAACATGGCATTCAGCCATGGATCTAATGTACTCAGTTTGATTCTTAGTTTTTGGGGATAATTTTTTTTTATGACTCTTCTGTCTTTTCATATAAAGGTCACTCACGTCAACGGAACACGATAATTGTTACCACTCACTTTCCTGAGCTTCCAAAACCACCTTCCCCTCTGACAGAGCTAGATAGACTGTCTACTTCCTTGAGTTCAACTTCGGGAACTTCCTGTATTATTAGCTGTGCTATCCTTTCCCCCTTTTTTATTGAGAAAGGGAGATGAAAGAAGGGCCACTTATGAAGACCATAAGCAAGATTTGACAAACAGACCCTTACTTCTCCTCTGTATCCGCTATCGACCACTCCAGCAAATCTGTGAATGCCTTTGGTTCCCAGTGATGACCTATCCCAAATCAGTCCAGCATAGCCGTCAGGTATCTCCATGGCGATCCCAGTGCTGACGAGAATTGTCTCTCCCGTTCTGCAAAGAACATTTTCGTCTGAATACAGATCGTATCCGGCATCATACGGGTTTGCTTTGGTTGGAATAGTTGCTGTGTCAGTTAGCTTTTTTACTCTTACTTCCATCTTTTTTAGTCTCAAACGATTTCACACACACCACCAGCACAGGCGAGTTCCTGTTCTAGTTTGGTGTTGTCTTGTATTTCCAGACATTCAGTATATTCTACAGTTTTATATTCCCTTTTCATATCAACCCACTCCTTCCAATTATACACGTCTTTCATACAATAAGAAAGCTTCTTTAGATCTCCACCCATATATTTTTGAGAGAACCTATTGCATCTTTCAGCCCAAACCTTTTTTCCATTCCCCTTGGCTCTTTTTCCTAATCCCAGCAGCGCTTCACAGGCTGCCCACAGATTGTCTTCCCACAAATTAAGAGCCACCTCAATTAGCCCACTAACAAACATGGCCCCATCTCCGTAGTGAGAAACAATTTCACTAGGAAGATAGACCGTTGTAAACGGAGCTTGTGGATAATCTTTATCTCCACTGACCGGCAGAAGGGACACCCCGCAAAAATACTTTCTGTTTCTGTAGATAAATTGTTCTATCTCTTCCCACTCTTCGGGTTTTACATTTATTGTATTCGACACGTTATGCTGAAGAAAATCTTGCACACAAAGAGCCTCCGTTCTTCCTGTCATTACCCAGTTCTGTTGAGTGAGCTTGACGCAATTTAAAAGATCAATGGCACTAACTTTGTTTTTCAGTTTTGCTCCATCGGGAACTTCTATACAAAATGAAACAACATCATCGCTATCGTTAGCAGACCATACGGACTCTTCACACGCCCTCGGGTTTGTTTTCTTAAAGTGCTGGTATATATCTTCCATCTTATTAGCCTGTACACGTCTAATATAACGCTTGGCATGATGAGGATGTATGCCAGAACTAGTGCCAAGAATACAACTAGCAGTGCCTTCAGGCTTGACGCAAGTAGTCCTAGCCGCTGAATTAATTCCGATCTTTGCAGCAAGATCTTTATTCGTCTTCTTGACAAGTCTAGCTCCCTCTTTCTGTACAGCGGGGTCTAGACATAGCTCATGCTGCTCCATGATACCGGTCATAGAAACGCCCAAGAGAGCTTCTCTCTTAAGAATCCGTTCTGTAATCTCGCCTAGGTACGGCATTTTTATGAATCCTGCTTGCAGAGTTCCGACTATTGCCGCCGCCTTGCAGGACTCTAAAAATTCTTCCTTAGTTTTTACTTTGGCACAATTGACCGTACTAAGATTACATGCTTGCCACCCGGTTTTTCCAGTCTTCTCGTCAACAGGATAAAGCCCGATTTCCACGCATGGGTTTACGATAAGCTCAGTAGAATCAGACCAAACAAATCCCGGCTCACCAAACTCTTTAACTGACCGCATCAATGATGTAAATTGTTCAGGAGTGGTCTTATCACGGAGTAGCAGAGCAGAATTATTAGAGCGGCCACGTTGAGGATTATCGTGAAACCAATTACCAGTCTTTGCCAATGCCATCTCTTCATCATCTGGTGAAAAAAGACAAATCGTAGCACTCCTACGTACACCGCCACTAATAACAGCGTCAGCGCTGTGCATAACCACGTCGTAAGCATCTATCGGCCTCAGTTTTCTGGTTGAAAATAACGCATTCTTCAAGGCCTTATCTAAAACTCTTTTAATGTTGGTTAAAGATTTCTTCAGTGGGTCTGGGCCGGGAGCTTTCCCCGAACTTGAGCTTAGATATGCTCCTGCCGGTCTAATTTGTGAATAATCAAAGACTACGGTCTTTCCTTCGTATTCAGGAAACAGATCACATTGTTCAAAATAGCTAGTCACTAGAACGCCTATGGCGTCAGACCACCCTTCTATTGTGTCTGGGATGATGAATTTTTTAGTACCTTCTTTTTTATTAACTAGTTTTGGAAGCTTATCTATGTGGTGCGTCTGAACCGAAAAACCTGTACCACATCCGCAAAGAAGTAGGTACATACATTCTTGAAAAAATTCCAGCCTGTCTATATATGAGGCTATGCAGTTATAGATTCTAGCGTTATGTTTGAATACGGGGCTGCCTCCAAATTGTAACGCTCTCTGTGAGCCAAGCACACGTTTCTTGTGCATCATATCATAAGCCCACTCAATTTCCTCGCCCACTTGAGGATATTGTTCTAGCATCATTCCTTTAACTCGGTCAACAGATTCTTTCCAAGTCTCTCTTCTTTTCTTGTCTGGAAGCCATCTTGCGTATTTGGAAACAAATGTGTAGTTTTGTAACTCTGTTACGGACATCTATCTATCCCTATATTTTTTTCTGGTTGCGTGTCCTACGCTTACCATCTCTGATGATACGTCTTGTTCGTCTATAAAAATATTTCCCAGCACTCTTCCAAATGAAAAGATATCCTTTATGTCACCCTCCTTGTCTGCCGGGATATGTAAAACAACATCCTTATTTTTTCTTAACAGCTTCTCCAAGTATTTCTTGGAAGCCACGCCTCTTTGTTTTTCTTTTAAGTCTCTTGTCCTAGTTTCTGGCGCCCAACAATCCTTTAGCCGTACTCTAATTTTTCTTGTGATTGTAACATCAACAGTGTCTCCGTCTATAACTCTGGACACGCTTGCTTTAGTCGTAAATCCCTCTGGAGGCTGGTTCATTTTTTTTCTCTTCGTGAATAGCATGTATATGGGATAGATCCGGTTCTATATAATTGATTTTCAAACCGTTCTTTCTAAGATGATTATACACTATTTCGTCATCTTTGGAATATCCAAAAGCTTTCCCGCTTGTGGGGACATACCACTCCCGTATCCCGTTTTGCCACAACAATTTTGCACAGGCGTTGCAGGGTATATGAGTAATATATGCAACCTTTTTATTAGGAGGGTTGATTAGCATGTTGCTAACAGCGTTTGCTTCGGCATGAACCATAAACGGATATTTGTCTGGCCTTTCGGTTGGCAAATTCTCGTCATCAACACCCATACAAAAACCGTTATACCCCATTCCCACAACACGGTAATCACTAACGATTACACAACCCACCTTGGTCTGAGAATCGGGACTCCTGACTGATGCATAATAAGCCAGTCCAATAAAATAGTCGTCCCAGCTAGGTCTTTTTTTTTGGAAACTCTGTGGCATATTTAATAGACCTGTCTTGTCGTCTGCGATTTTCTTGCTTCAGTCGCTTACGGTCTCTTTTACTTTTTTTTCTTATTGTTTTACCCATAGCTTATAAAACTTTTAGCCTCGATATTACTTACCCTGCCAAATTTTTTATGAGATATACATAGATCATATTCTCCCACAACATCTTCTTTTTTACACGTTGTATATTCTCCTCTGAACCCGAGGACGGATACAATTTTTTTCATTTTGGGTTCTCTTGTGTTACTTACTTCTACAATCTTATTCATTGACGAAACACAGACACCGGTTTGATCAAAAAGGTTTTTGAATATTCCTGCCTGTCTAATAACTTCTATGAATTCGGTTTTATCCGAACACATATGTCTAGCTATTTTGGTCAGAGGTTTCTTCCAATCTTCTAGCTCCATTATATCTCCTTGAAATGTAGTTCTAATTCTTGATGACATCCTATTATATCTGAAAAATCTATTTTGTCAAAATCTATAACCGACCCGTTTAAATACTTCGTGTTCAACTTTCCTTGAGAGATTCCAAACTTATCCCCAAAGGGGTTTAGACAAGTTTCCTGAACCCTGTTGATGGGAGTGTTTACTACATAGCTTGTATCAAAACACCCCATTGTTGAAGGAAAAATATGTCTGTTCATACACATCTCCCCCTCCATTTCGTTTGGGTTCTTAAAATCTAGACTGCTCAAAAAGTTTTTCAAGTAGGCGGTTTTATATATGTGACCATCTACTGATAGAGGGTATCC